CTGCGAGTCGGCTATGAGAATCGCCGACAGTCCGGTGCTCGATAAGATATTTATGCGCCGCGGTTTCAATAGTGTCAATAGCGATGACATCACCCTGCAAATCAATGCTGTGAGGTTCGAGCACTACGCCGTATACGATGCGCTTGTCGTCGTCGCTCTTGATGATCGGACAGTGCAACGATCCGCCGCTCAGTCGCTCCACGGTGTCGATGTTCTTGCGCACTGCTTTCGCCTTGCGCTCGATCTCGCCGCGATCGCCATATCGTCGCACGGCTCTCGGGTGCGGCATCGTCGTGTGACGACGCTCGCCGATCGCTGTGCTTGCTTGCTTGCCGAGTGCGATCACAGGCACGCCGGCCTGTGAGTCGAGCACACGATCGAGCCACGGCTGCCAGGCATCAGCAGTCTCGCCGATAGCTGGGCAAGCGTGCACGATCGTCACGTCGTCGATCGTCAAGTCGAGGCGATCAAGATATGACTTGCGAAACGTTGCGCCGTCAGGCCCAGCAAGCGGCACGCCTCGGATTGATTCGACGCTGTTCGGGTTGCCGGTCACGATCACCGCAAGCGGTCGATCTGCGAGTCGTGGCCTGACGAACCGCCAAAGCGCTTTCAAGTGCTTCTCGACTTCGAGCGTCATGACCGTGCCGTGCGCTTGATCTGATCGTCGCACCTCGATGACGCCGGTGCCATGATCGTCAGCGAGCGAGCGCGCTGCGATGACCGCATCAGCGCCGTCAATGACTCCATGACCGCGCACGGTCAGCAGACCGGCATCGTCGGCGATACGATCGACGAGAGCCTTGCGTATGCCATAACCGAGCACAGACACGTCGACGCCACTGGCGAGCAGCATGTCGACGGCGTAGGATGCGCCCTGATCAGCAAGACACACCTCTGCAGAGGTTGACCTAGGCAGTCGGCTTAAAATCGACTGCAGGCGATTCTCGTGAGCCTGATCAGGCTGCGGCGTGATGTATCCTGTGCCGTCGTGCTTGGTCACGATGTATCTAGTGCCAACCGGCGACCATGTCATCACCGAGTCGCTGATCGATCTCAGAGCGCTCACGTCGATGTCAGTCTGAGCGGCTGGCGACGCGTCAAGCACGGCGTCGAGTTCTGGATCGACTGCGATCGATTTGCTGATGTCTTCGCGCTTCATTTGATCAGCTAACTTTTCAGCCCATCTGCGACCCGGATCACCGCCCCACAAAAGCCAAGCGATGCGACCGGCTCCCGGATAACCGGGGTCACTGCGGTCTCGGTTTGCCGGTGCGTCGAGATCGACCTCGTGCCGAGCGAAGAACGAGGTCATGCGCTTGATCGTCTCCGGACTGATCGTCTTGCCTGCAGCGAGATCACGAGCACGAGCGACGCCGATCAGCGTGCCGCCTCGACCGTGCTCACGTCGAAGCGCAAGGCCAAGCTCGGCCGCTTCTTGCACGCCTTTCGGTGGTTCAAAATCAAGATCGTCGTACTTCTTAGCGACTGACTTCTCGGTCGCTTCTTCGAGTAGCTGACGAGCCTCTCGCCGTATGCGATCGCGGTCTGATTGTGCGATGTCTGTCTGACTCAATCGTGCGAGCACGTTGCGCAGATGAGGCAAGTCGATCGAACCATCGCGATCACGATAAGGCAACTTGCGAAGCGAGCGCGGTTTTGTTCGCCCTGTGTCGTCTTTCTCGCCGCCTTCTTCGATGTAGAAAAACGCACTGTCGGGCAAGTCGTTGACGTAGGCTGTCGACCATTCAGCTTTAGCAACTGGATGCGGCTCGACGGCCTTCGAGATTGCGCGCTCGTACTCCGTCATCGATCGCCCTGGCATGTACTTCGGCACGCCGTTGATTTCGTGCGTGTGATAGCCTTCGATGCCGAGCATCTCGGCTTTCGCTTTTGCTGCTGCCGGTGTGTCAAAAATATCAGCCTCTCGATCGTACTCGACCGCCTTCTCAGTCTTGTCATCTTTGGGCCCTGCGAGCGGGTGACTGTCGGGCAGTAGGTCACGATCGAACGGCGTGCGCTTGAACTTGCCGGTGCGCAGCGCGTGCAGCAGACCATTCACCCGGCCATAGCCCCACTGTTCGGCGCTGGTTACTGTAGGGCGAACGCTGCCGGGGTTTGTCTTGTATGCGCCGATGCCTCTGCGCATCGACGCCTCAAGCATCCGATACGTCGCTCGCTTGCTCGGTGTGTCGCCGTGCTTTTCGTTGTGCTCTTCGACCTTACGCTTGAGCGCTGCTTTGACTTGTTCATTCAGTTCGATCTTCTGCTTTTCCATGATCCCGTCAGGCCTCTCGATTTGTCTCAGTTTGCTCGCCGGTCGAACGACGAGACGGTCGGTGCGTGTGAACTTGTCGCCGTCCTCAGATCGAGCCCAGACTCGCAGCTTGATCGCAGGGTCGTCGGTTGTGCCCTCGACTTCTTCATCGCCGCTGGTGAGCTTGCTGCTCGTGCTGACGGTCATCACTTTGCCGGTCGCGTACGTCGTCGGGCCTGGTGGCTTAGGGACAGCGAACTGAACCCAATCGCCGACGCTGATCGACTTGCGAATCTCACGCGCTTCGATCATCTCAATCGGGTCGTAGCTGCTCTCCTTGAGATAGGCACGAAACTCGGCAAGCGTCCAAGATACAGAGTCGGCCAGGATGGCGACAAGACTCAGGCCCTGCTCGCCTTTGCGCTGACCCCAAACGTCGACTATGCCATCGAGGTCAGGGTTCGGCATTCGCTTGAACTCGTCAAAGTCAGCAGGGTCTTGAAAGATTGCGGCGTGCTCGTGAGGCTGTGCGATCGTGATCATAGTCTGAACGGCTCCGGCTGACCGATGCGCAAGATCGTCGTACATCGGCAAAGGGGATGAATGGGCGGTGTCTCGCCTTCGACTGATAGCTGACTCGCTGACAGCAAGTCGCTCGTCGGTTGAAACTCATCACCGAGCGGCACCGTCGTGCCATGCAGATCGGCACAGATTGAACACGTTCGGTCTGTGATGCCGGCGACCCATTCGACGAATAGCTCTTGCCCGTCAAACAGATCGGCATCTCGTGCGACCTTCCAGGCATCGTGACGGCCTGTGCTGACGGCTCTGGCCATCTCGGTGTGTGCAATCATGTCGGCACGATAGCGCACACGCTTGAGCGACTCGCGCACGATCGTCGACTGAACGGTCGCCTGCGTCGCTCCGTTAGCGATCAAGCGATCGGCGATCTTGTTCACAGCGTTGACTTGATCAGGCCGAAGACCGACCATTGAGCGTAGCTCTTTAGCTGCTTCTTCCCAGCCGAGTCGCTCGTCATAACTGCGCGTGATGATGCCGGCGACAGCCTCACGCAAACCGAGATTCGTGCCCGCTTGCACTTCTTGAATCAGCCAGCCGACACGCTCCTGAGCGCCCGGTGCCACATAGGGGTTTTCAATGTCGAACGACAGACCGATCTCGGCCTTCTTGATCACCGGCAATTTGCGAAACGCCTCACGCCCTGAGGTCATCGCTGCGTCGATGATGTAGCTCATCATCTTCTCGCCGACTTCGTTCTGCAGCTTGACGCTTTTGCTGTACGTTTTCGAGACGTTCGGACGCTCACCCGGTAGCGGCGGTTTGACCTTCGGCAGTGCTTCGAATGCGCCGACGATCGGCGTCGGGTCGCCGGTGTCGATAGCGATGCGAATGGCCTGGTTTGTGATCTGCTCGCGCACGCCTTTGAACCACCTCATCGAGAGACGGTAAAAGCGCGGCACTCGCTCGTCGACCATGCGCTGCTCTTTCTTCCAATCGATGCGAACGTCAGCCTTGTGAACCGGCTGCTTTTTTTCGTGCGCCAAGCTGCAGCAAAGACCGCCCACGGTCAGACCTCCGACTCGTCGAACATCTCAGCGAGCGCAGTCTGATCGATGCCAGGAATCGCAGTGCGCAACATGCCCTCAGCCGCTCGCCGTGTGATGGTGCCGGCCTTAACCTCACGCATCACGTCGAGCATGATCTTGACCATCGACGCGTCGAGCTTGATCGGCTCAGGCTCGTCGGGTTCTGAGCGCATCGTGCTCGGCTCGATGCTCTCGTCGCCGTAGGGGCTCGCCGTGCCGTCATACAGATGAGACTCATCGTCGTGCATCGCTGTGCCGTTAGCGGCGACGACAGGCAGGTCAGCAGCCTCTCGCAGCGTGTCCTCAAGCGTTGCGTCGGGTGTGATCAAGCCAGCCGATGCAATCGCCTGCAGATACTTGCCGAGCTTGTCGAGATCTTGACTCTCGATGTCGCCGAACGTGAGCGACGGCCAGCAGTGCTCAGGGAACTCGGGGTTCAAGTGAAACAAGTGAGCGATCGCCTCACTGTTGAACACGCTGGCGATCGTCTGCAGGATCGTGCGCAAGCTCGTCGCAAAGAGATCGGTCTTGCTGTCAGCGAGCGCAAAGCTGCCGGTCTTATCCATGCCGAGCATGATGAACTCAGCAAGCACCGACATCGCGATGCGTGACTCATAGCGCCTGATGATCTCGTCGGTGTTCATCGCTCTCGATCCACCGGTCGACAGCAAGCTCAGCTTGTACCCGGTCGGCTTGCCATCACGATCAAGCTCTGCAGGCATCACGACACCCTCACGCTCATCTCGTCGGATCTGCTGAATCACCGTCTCAAGAGACGACCTGAGCGACTTCTGTGCTGCCGTCGCATTCGGGCTCATAACCTCGACCGGCACATGCATCACGGGCAAGCCAGCGAGATCACGCTCGACGCCGATGGCCTCGATCTCCTGCAGTCGCTTGAGAAAGTACCAAGAGCGGTAACCGTTGCGCAAAAGACTGCGGCCTTCTGGGTTGTTTCGTTCGACCTTCGTGCGAAAGAGCAAGCACTTCGACATCGGCACGAACGTCTCAGAATAGTCGGGCGGTGCGACTTGGTAAAAGCCATCAATATCGCCCTCGCTTGTGAACTTCCACCGCTCAATCGTGTCTTGACCTCGCACGGCAAGTTTGCGCCATCCGATGCGCCCGTCGTCGTATCGACTGCGAAAGCGCTCATCTTCCTGCTCTTCGCCGCCGCGCACTTTGTACACGACCTCGAACATGCTGAAGCCATACGGCAACATGCTCAGCACTTCGCTCAAGAACGTTTCCCAGTTCGGTGTCATATCGAGCAGGCACTCCTCGACGAACTTCGCGGCCTCTCGTGCGAGATCGCTATCGTGCGCCGGCGTCACCGCCCACTCGACTTGCCTGATCAGCGTCTCGATCGCGTACAAGATCGCGCCGATGGTTGCGTCGTTGTCGCGCATCTCTGAGAACGCTCGGTATCTAAGCGTCGGTGTCGATAACTGTCTAAGCCACTCTTGATCGATAAAGCCGCCCGACCGTTTGAGGCCTGTCGATCCGATCTCTGCAAAGACTTCGCCGGTGACTTCTTTCGGCATGTTCTCTCCTATAGCTGCCAGGGGCTCGACCGCAGGCCGACCTCGGGAATGTTGATTTGACCCGTCATGTCTGCGGGTGCTGGGCTTAGAGCAAGAGCCACGGCGTCGGCCCTGTCAGGACTGGTTCGCATAGTCGCTTTCGATTCCAACTTGATTCGGCCTCTGCTGCTGAACTCGTACCTGATCGCAGCGAGTTGCTCAATGAGAAGCGAATCGGCCGGCAATGACAGGGCATCTTGCTCGATGGCCTCACGCACATTCCAGAACAACTCAGCCCGCAAGTTCTCAAAACGATCACGATCTCGGGGTGCCTTGGCGACGTTGATGCCGACAACTCTCACACCAAGCTCGACCAAGCGATCAAGCACACCGGCACCGAGTCCGATCTCGTCAACGTGCACCGTCGTCGGGTTGTGCTTGTGATACAGATCGACGACGCGCCCG